TATTGTCTTTGTCTGTGGACCCTCCTGAGTCGTCTAGGGTTATTTCTGTATATGATTTATTAGCCATCTGTGATTATTGATTATCTGTTTCTTAGTATGTCCAAGTATTTTTTCTTCAAAGCAGGGTATTCGTCCGCAACCTCTTTTTTAGCTCTGCCTCTATACAGTTGAATAACCTTACGGACAATTTTTGCCCTTGGGTGGTCTGCACCTCTACCATCGGATTCATCTGCAACTTCAGGAAGTCTTTGATAAGTAGGAGTAGCTATAAGCTCACTCAAAGATTGCCTTAATGTCCTGTTCTTTATCGTAGTAGTGCCAACTAGTTCTTGAAAGCGGTCAAAAGCGGTAGTCTTGCCGTCCTTACCACCAAAGAAGTCCCTCATGTCTAGACCGTCTTCGTTAGCATACCTTGGTGATACATCGCCTGATATATTACCAATACTACCCAGCTCCATATCTACGATGTCGTTCGAAACCTCAGATGTATAAATAGGGTTTACTGCGCTCAAGGCAGTCCCTGTGTAATCTTTGGTTCTTACCTCTCCTAAGACGTTTCTTTTTGGCTCTAGCTTTGGAGATACCAAGTCTCTTAAAATAGGAAGCTTCTGCGCTGCCTCATTAGGGCGAATAGCTTCCGGCAAGCGTGCCATGGCTTTGTCTAGTATTCTTCTAGACTCCATCATAACGCGGTCTTCTTTATAAACGTCTTGCGAGATGTTAAGGATATTAGGGACGAACCCTGAAGCAATGTTACCAGCAGCTCGCCCAGCAGCAGAACCAAGAGATGTTCCATCAAGCCCTTGAGTTAGAACGTCAATAAACTCAGCTATGTTTTGCATATAACTTTGCTTAGTGATGTTTTCAGCGATAGCTGCGGTAGCTAAAGACAGAACTTGAAATGGTCCTCCTTTTACGTCTTCTCTATCAACGCCAGTCCCATGAATAACGTCTGCCGCAATGCCTAACATCATGCCAAAAGGGTCTAAGCGCCTATAACTAACCCATTTGTCCCCTATTAACAGAGAATACTCTTTCTTACCTGACAGCTCCCATGCGTTCTTTTCCGACGCACTTTCAGGAGCTTTTCCGGTAATCTTGTCTTTGTATTTTTCTCCAACATAAAGCATAGAAGACACAAACATACCTGCTGTAGCAAGCCTTCCAACGTATTCAGCCGCTTCATGCGTTTCTAAATCGTTTAACAAAGCAGATTTTTCTTCAAGAAGCGCTTGGACCTCTGGGTCTTGCAAACGACTAGCTGCTTCGTCAGCGCTAAGTCCTGATTCTTCAAAGTTAGTCCTAATCTCTTCAACAGCCTCTTTGGTTTCCCCAATGTCTAACTGGCGTTTTGCGAGTAGGTTTTTGCGCCCATAATTTTTTATGTATTTTGACGTAGCTATTGGACCACCTCCTTTAAACGGTATGACATTACCCAATGCATATTTAATTATGTTGGTTGGGGTTTTAATAAACGGAATAAAGAAAGTAAGAAAAGGGTTGCTAGTTCCTACCTTTATAAGAGCTTCTGTAGCGCCCCCCTTTCTTGGTTCGTTTGTAAACGTCTGTAACAAAGAGTAATCTTTGCCCTCTTCTACTAGCTTGTCTCTAGTGGCAAAATCTTGGTGGTATGTAGAGCCTTCTGACACCTTCAGCTTATTCTGGCTGTAGTGCTCGCGCATATACTTATCCAGCTCCACTTGCCGTTCGTCTCCTGTAAACTTTTGGCCTCCAGCTTCTAAGGACTCAACGTGTTTGTGTGCGTCTCCAATAATATTAGATTCGGTTCTAAAACGGCCTTCTTTGGTAATCAAACCTTGGAAGTTTTCTTCAATGAACTTTGCCATTTCCTCTGGGTTCCTGTGTAAACCCTTTCTGTAAGCTTCAGTTGCCAACGCGGTTCTTGTGCGGACTCTAAAGTTTATCTGCTTAAAGAACTCATCTCCGGTCATAAGCAATCGAGTGGGAAGACGAACAAAACTACCCAAGAAATTAACGCCCCGGTAAAACGCATTTTCGTAATCTGCCGACCGTGGGTCGCCTTTGGGTGTGTATATTTCTCCTTTGTCTTTTAACAGTCGGTCATCTGAAAACTGCCTGTATCCTTTTACAGAAGTAGCCTCTCCAGCTTTTAACGATTTAGCCGATATCTTTACGCTTTCGAGCCAGCTCTCCATGGTAAACACCGCCCTCATGTTCGCTCTAAATAAGTTTCTAGCCGCGTGCCTTTGGTTACCTCCTACAGAAAGAACCGCCGCTCCCATGAGTTGTTGAAAGTTTTTTAAGCCTACTACAAGACCGTTACCCATTACGTTAACCACGTTAGTCCCCGGCGCGGATAGGATAGAATTGATGAAAAGCTCTTGTCCCACAGCCACGCCCTTTTTAAGAGCGCCTCCTAGTTTTGAAAGAGCCGCTCCTCCTTCTAGTCCTCCTTCAGCGTTAATCTTAAGTTGACTAGCGAGGCCTCCCTCACCGTGGACTTTAGTCGCCGCCATCTCTGCCATTTTAAGTCTTTTTTCATCAGAAACAGCAGTCCTAGTAGAAGACCTATAAAGTTTTTGAGCTGTTTCGCTCGCTTGCCCAACAGCTAAGTTACCCTGATAACCAATAGGTCGATTGCTTCCGGCAATGTCTCTTCCAATCGCTCCTCCTTTGTATAAGTCCTGCCTTTGACGTAAAGCTAACGACAAGTTAGTTCCAAACTCTCCCCACAGCTCTTGCACTCTTAGCAACAAGTCGAGAGACGAATCAAAATTCGTCATAGCCGCGTCAAAATTTAAAGTCTGCGGCGTTCCCTTTATGTTTACTTCGACGGTGCCGTTCTTTTTAGCGTCTTTTATTCTCTCTTTTAAATTAAGCAAAGCGTCATCGTAAAACCCGTAAAGTGTTTGTGCGTCTCTTCTAACCTTGGCTATCTCTTCGCTTCGACCTTTCATGCGGCCAAACATTTCTAAGGTTTCATCGGCGTTTCTACCTGACGCTTCAATACCAGCTCTAAGAAGTTCCGAATCCGACATAGAAGATTTACCTCCTGAAAGAGTTGCCGCTCCTCTTGCTTCTTCTGAAACAACTTCTGCAAGCGCTCTTAACTCAGGCATATTAGTTGCAAGCCTTACAGCGCTAGCTGCTGCTCTTGGGCCAACACCCTTAAACAAACCTGCTTCTTCTATCTTGGCTCGCGCAGCCATTTTAATTTTTTGTTCAGCAGCCTCTACTGAGTTACTGCTGGCCGCGTCCTTTAGGATTTGCTTGATGTAAGCTCGCTTGCTTCCCACAGAAAGACTAGCCGCAGAGGTGTTAAGATTTTTTACAAACCAATCGCTTAGCTCTTTCTCGCTCGCTGTGTCGGGGTCTATCTTTGAAAAAGAAGTGTCCGGTGCCCTGTATACGCCCTTCGGTGCTTTTTTAGGAACAACCACAAACCCATCGGGCGCAGCCACTACTTTGTGAGTCGTGTGGTCTAACTCAGGGTCTGAGTCTATTCTTTTGGTAGCGCCGGTCTTTGTCTTATAAGAAGGACCCGCTTTTGTCTTTATGGCCGCTGACAGCTCATCTGAACTCCCTAGCTGCTCATCTACCTTATTGACGGTTTCTTTCCAAACGGGCGTCTCGTCTGCAATCTTGCTTCCGGTAATGGCCTCATAGCGTTGCGCGTTGCCTTTGTCTCGGGCTAAAGAGTTAAATTCATAGATAGCGCTGATTTCATCAGACTCTAAGTTAAACTTATTAAGGGCATCTGCGGTGGCAAAAACCTCGTCTATCTCTTCTCCGAGTTCTTTCTGTTTTGCTAGAGCTTTGCTACGTTCTTTAAATACGCCAAATATCTTAGTCATCCCGCTGGAAAATGCCTTTGCTCCTCCCGCTAGACCCGCTCCTACAGCGGCACCCTCAATCATATTCTTAAAGCGTTCAGTAAGTTCGTTATTGTCGGCATTAGGGTCATAAGCCATCCAATTTACAAAGTCGCTGCTGCTCTTACCATCAGCTCCTTGCAACAAGTTACTAAGGCGCTGTGCTTGTCCTTGAAAACCAACAAAATCTGCTACAGCAGAAGCCAACGTAGTCTTAGCTCCAATGCGAACAGCTTTTTTAGCTTTCTTTAGTCTCCTTAAGGTTGAAAGCTTTACTGTTCGTCCTCCTCTGGCTGCACTGGCTGCCACGCCCTTAGTAATAATTTTAGAAGACTTGTCTCCTAAATTAGCTAACTTGGTCAGTTTACCGGCTTTTCCAACTATACCAACGCCCGGAATAAACCCTGTTGCAAATTGCGCGGCTCCTTCAAGAAACTTTCCAAAACCAGTTTCAGCGTCACCAAATAGGTAGCCTCTATCGTTCGGGTTACTTAATAGCTCTGAGCTTATTTTTGGAAAGTCTGGTAGAGCGCCTCCAACAACGTAATCACCCAGACCGTATAAACTTTCAGCAAATTTTTCAACTCCTCTAGGAGCAGCAAGCAGAACGTCTTCAACATAAACCATAGGATGGGTTTTTGAAGGCTCTTTAGTTGGTTCAGCTTTAGCAGCGGGGGTGGGTTCTGTGTTTTCAGTAACCACAGAGCTTATCGGTTGGGCTTCGCTGCTTCCAGAAACGGTTTGATTAGCCGCCTCGACCAACGACTTTTTATCGTTAGCTTGGTCAACTATAGAAGGAATGTTAAAGTTAGGCATGATATTAAGATTTGTAATACGGTTGGTCGTATTGGAATTTTAAGAAAGCTTCAGCGTTAGAGAACCCAAACTGCTTAGCGATATAGTTAAAGTCATCCTCGCTAATGCCAGTTTCGTTAATAGCGTTCTCAAGGGTTTGTTTGTCTTTAGGTAAACCAACAACAAGAGGCTTGTTCTTTTCAAAGTGGTCGGCGTCCAGTTTGACACTCTTTCTTACTGACATCCACTCGTTTGTTACGCTTACGTCTTCACTGACGTTGGACTCAGGTAAGTTTAAAAAGTAGTCCCTGTCTAGCACGACAAATGAACCAATCTCTTTAGGGTCTTTGTTCAGGCCGTCTCTAATCGACACAATAGCATCAAACGCTCTTCTAATATCCAAGACGTTAGCATATTGAAGTTTAACCTGCTCTTGCACATATTCGATGCCGTCTGCATACATCTGACTGTAAGTTCGTCCCTCTTCGTCCGTAGGCTTAGCCGTAAGGTCTTTTCCTATTGCAATAGCGTCCGCAATAGAACCCATCGTCTTTCTCCCTTCGCCGCCCGGGGCGGTAAATGTAAACAAATTAGAACCGCTAAACCCGGCTTCCCCTTGCTCACCTTCAGGCCCTTTAGCGCCTTTTCTTAAACGTCTGCCTTGAACTTCCTCAAACTTCTTGTCTAAAGTATTCCTACCTGTTTTATCGCTCTCGTAAAAAGTCTTTAGTTGATTAAGAATACCGTGCCTAAAGCTAAGATTTAGCTCTTCTAATTTGTCTCCAATGCGTTCTCTAGCTGCTTTAGGGTCCAAAGGCCTGTCTAAAGGCTGGTCGTTTAAGTCTTCTTCTACAATTTTTTGCAAAGCAGTGTCGTATTGGGTAAACTGTTCCCTAAACAATACTTTTATGTCCCTTGGTAACAGAGCTGTCCCTAAAGCTATTTCTTCCGCTTTTGACCCCGTAGCTCTTAATAAGGAGTCTACATAATCTGATACTTCACGGTCTATTTCTATTTGACCTGCGGGTCCGTGTCCGTCCGCATACTTAACCAGCATACTACTAAAAATTGCATCTTCGGTGGCCTTTGCAAACCAAGAGTTGTTTTCCGCCCAAACCTGAATAGCGCTGTCCTTAAACTGCTGTTGGTTAGCTAAATTTTTTGCAATCTTTACGTATTCGGCTGCTCTAAACTCAGAAGGAAGTTCTTGAAGAAGCGCGTAAGTTTTAGGCATCAGTGGCTCCATAAACTCTCTGTGCTTATCAAAGTCTTCAGGATTCTGAGAGCTTGAAAGAGTGGCTAGATTAGCAATAACGCTACTTATTGTAGTTGAGTCACTACGGAGAACGAGCATTGCGCTTTCGTTTCTAAGTTGTTCTTCTACGCGTTTTATTGTGGCGTTTCTTTTATCTGTATCAAACGTAGACAAATCAGCAATTTTAGCGTCAAGGGTTGCTAGATAACCGTCATAGTTTGGATGCTCTTTAAGCAATCTTCCGTCAACAATGAGGGTATCGCCTAGTTCGTGAAGTGTAGCTAGGAACCTAGAAGCACTTTCGTATGTGGCGCTACTCTTAAGGATAAGCCCACCGGCTCCTCCTCTTGAGGGGTCTCCCCCGATAATTGAAAGTATCTGTTGAGAAGGAAGGTCTTGTAGCTTTTGAAAGCCAGCGGTTTCTTTTATGCTCTCCGGTTCTTGAGTGTCCCCGGCTTTAATCTCAGCCACTAGTTCACCAGTTCGTTGAATAGTATAGTTGTCAGGGTTAAGAGAGATTAAACCTTCTTCTCTAAGTTGGGTTCTAACCAAAGAAAAGTCGTCTGGGCTTAGGCTGTTAATCTGACCTACAAGGGCGTCTACAGCTTCGGTCTCTGGAGGCTGACCAATAAACGAAGCCTTATCTAGTTTTGTGGGTCCAAAGCTAATTGGAGAAACGTCTGTCGTGTGGTTGTATAAATTATTTTCAATGTGGTTTATGCTTATTCTTTCAGACTCGTCCAACAACGTCTGAGTAAGTTGAGGAAACAAAGATTCATTAGCTCTGCTTACTGCGGAAATAAACCCACGACCAACTTCACTGTTAGGGTCTATAGATTTAAGCTCCATGTATTCAGAATAAACATCCGAAACCAGAGCTTTTGCTTCATCTCTATTAGTAATAGTAGGTCCGTCTTTTTTACTTAAAGACTCGCCAATGTCCGACACTCTACTCTTAAGAAACTCAATGTAGTTTTCTTTAAGGTTTGCGCCCATAAGACGCCGCTCTCTATCTTTGTGCAGAGGGTGGTCGTAAGTTGGAACTTCTCCTACCGCGTTCCCGAGTCGAGTCTCTGCTTGTCTTAAGCGCTCTTTGCGCAGAGACATTTCTTTTTGAACCTTTTGGCGGTATGCTTCTTTTTGAACTACACCTTGAGAGTTCCACCAGTTGTCAAACTCTTGGTCTTGGATTTTAGTATTTACTAAGTTCGTAGATATTTCTTGTTGAACGATACGCTCGTCAACATCCTGCATAGAAATAGCCGCAGCTTGTTGCGCTTGCTTTTGCTGTTCAATACTAACTTCAACACCACGCTGACGAAGCTCTTCTTGTTCTTTTGCAAACTGAAACTGACTATATTGGGCTAGTAAATTACTAGCTCCTGCTAGTGCGTTAGCCATTCGCCCCAGATTCGTCTGACCTGCGCTTACAGTTGCTTGGGGACTAACAGTAAACTGACCTCCCGGGCGTGCACTAGGCCGTAACGATACTTCTCTTCTAAACTCTTTAGCTTGAAAACGCTCGTTAGTTTTAAGTAGTTGTTTAAGTGGATTGGTAGCCATTTGATTGTCTTTTCCTATTGTCCGATAGCACGCGCTTGAGCGTCATAAAGTCTTGTGCGTGCTCGTAATTCTTCAGTTCTAGCGCCTTGCAATGCTAGTCCTCTTTGAGAAACCGCAAGTCGAGCGCGTCCTGTTTGGAGCTGTTGATTGTAAAGTTGATTTTGAAGACCCATGGTTTCTCTTTGCATAGTCCTCATTTGATTAGATTGAGCAGCTCCCATTACCCCACTTGCAGTTCCAATTAATGTTCCCAGAGGGTCAGGTTGTTGAATAGGTCTGTTTATTCGGTTCATATTTTGAACAAACGCTAAACCAGTTCCTTGGAACGCCATAGCTCTTGACGAATCATCTAAGCGTTCTTGAAGGGCAAGCATTGACTGAACTTCAGCATTAGCTCTAGATACATCGTCCGCTAAAAGACCCACAGCGTTACCAGAAACCATTCCTTCAGCTCCAGCGGTAATTGTAGTAGCTTCTATGCTTTCTGCTTCTCTTTGTGCTTTAAAGCCTTCTAAAGCTCTTGCGGCTTCGTCTTGAGATTCTTGAAGCCTCATAGCAGACATCTCTTGTCCAACCCGTTGAACTTCCGCAGCAGACGCTCGTTGCTGCGCCTGTGCTTGAGCTTTAGCTGCTTGGACTTGTGAGCCGTATTGGGCCACGCCACTAGCAATAGTCAGCCCCATCTGGGCCATAGTAAATGAGCACATTAGTGATTATCTGGTTATAGTAAATTTTCTGAAGAGTTCTCCGTCGATATTGAATGGCTCGCTGAATACAGCCCCGCACCATTCGAGCCACTTAAGGCAAACAAAGTTTTCTGCGTGTATATAGTTTGAGACGCTACCGTATAGCTCTACAAGCGCCCATACCCAATTACGACAATGACGAAGAAAGTGCCGTGAGTATTGGTCAACCTGCGGTGAGCCTAGCATCCATATGTAAGCTTCGGGCGCACCCCCGGCTCCAAAGATAGCCATGACCTTGTTGTCTTTTGTCATAACTGTCAGAGACACATCGCTATTCTGGTAAGACCCATTTAGAGCGCTGTAAGGCGTGCTGTTAAAGCTTTTAATCTCAAGCTTATCCATCTCCCGTAAGTTCTGCTCAAGCTCGTCTATGTGAGCCTGAGTGGTCACACGGATGGTGTGTCCTTCCGGGGTGGTCTCGATGACATCAAGCATAGCGCCTAGAGCGTTGGTGAACGAACGACTCGAACTCTGCGCTTTGCAAGTTACATGGCCCAGCAGAATCGTTTTCAATAGTTATCACTGTGTCTTTTGGATTGGTAAACACAGGGAATCTAAACGCTCCTGACTCAAGAGGCATATTACCTTCTACTGTAGATTGGACCACGGTCGCATTGAAAGGCGCTGTGGTTGTGTCTCTGAGCTTTGGCGTTACCTTGACGTTGAAGTGGGAAGTGTTTTCAAAGAATACCGTGCCGTTCCGAATAAGCATACGACCGTTAGTCTGGCTCATCTTGTCTCCAGAGGACGCTTTGAATATCTGTTCTGAGAACGTGTATTTCATGGTGTAAGCAACACCCAC